CATCATTCTTATAAGCATTTTTGTTTAGAGCCTGTTGCTTACAATGTTCTTCTGCTTTTTTCATCATATTGGTATATTTTGTTTCTCTATATTTATCCAAACTACCAACTTTCCTATAAACTTGACTTGAATAATATATTTCTCCATCAATTTCAAACTTATACCAATATGGAATTATTCTGATATTAGCATAAGGAAATTTAACACTCATATCCAAAATAAATTGATTATCATATTTTGTTCTTTTATATTTCTTGTTATGTGTATGCTCTAAATATTTTATTTTCATTTTCTTGCTCCTATTTAAGTTTTTATTAATATAGATTATCAATCTATAAAACCTATTATATAATATTATTATATATATGTAAAGAAAATATATACTTTATTATTATAATAAAATCAATAACTTATAAATTATTTTGAATTAATTGTAGGTTTTATGCTGGAAACAAGGGCTTTTGCTTGGTTTAAATTGCTTAATATTATGAAGTATTGAGATAATTTTTCTATATCTTCATCTTGTAATTCTTTATTCATTAGCTCATTTATCATATCTAAAATATCTTCTGTTTCTTTATTAAGATTTTGTTTTACTTTGTCATAAATAATTTGTTGATTTAAGTTTGTCATCTCCAGCTTTCTCCTATAATCCAAGCCACAATGCACTTACGCACTCCTTTAGTTATTGGTGTAACTCTATGTGGTATGAAACTTGTAAATGATACTAATTTATTTGGTTGAGAATTATAAGTAACAAATTTTCCACCATCTCCAAAGAACTGCAAATCGCCACCTTCAAAACCAGAATTTAATACCCAGCTTATAGATATTTTTCTCATTGATTGTAAACCAGAGCCAATATCAGTATGCCAATCGTATTTACAGCCCTCTGAATATTCAAGATATGAGATGCCTTCTATCTTGCTTAATTTGTAATTATAAACATCATTTAATTCAATTAACGAATGTTGAATAAGTTCAGCAGTAAATGAGTTTTTATTATCTAAGCTCCAAGCATCAACTTTTCTAAGAGCAGATAAACTTTTATCTTTAGTAGATTTATTTTTGATTTCTTTTCCATAATCAAATGCTTCTTTAAGGACTAAATCTGATTGACCTTTATCCATTTCAAGTGGAACTATGCCATATTCAGAATCTTTATTATTATCATATAAAATATTATCTTTAAAAAATTCTTCTTTTAATTGTGTTAATTTTCCCATAATTTTCCTTATAAAAAACTCCCACCATTTCTGATGGGAGAACTTAAATGCCTTATCAAGTGGGACAAGGTCTTAGTAGGAAACTTCATATATATTATAAACACATTTAAAAAGGGATTTCATCATTAAATTCATCTTTTTCTGTTGCTTTCATTTCATCAGCTAATATCTTTGAAACTTCATCTGGAGTTAAATCTGTAGTTTGATTTCTAGTATATTTGGATTCTTCTCTAGCTCCATTTTCTGATATTTTATGTTCAGTAAATTTTACATTTAAATAACCTTTTTCAGTTTTCCATAAAGCAAGGTCATATCCTTTTCCGTCAATATTGACTAACCCTCTATATTGAGGTGCTTTAGGATTATCTGAATTATTTTTAAATAGATTCCCAGAGTTCACCCTTATCTGATATCCTGTTAATGTTCTTATTGCTTTATCTTCCATCTTTATTCTCCTTGTTTAATTTTCTGTTAGTTCTTTTAACACATTCTTTATGATTTTCTGGATATAAATTTTCTTGCTCTAAATAATATTGCATTAACCAATTAATATTCCTATTGGTGTCAACAGATTTGCAAAGCATATCAATAGAATTGTCTTTTATTTTTTGCAAAAATTTATTTTCTTCTTCTTGTTGTTGAAGTTCCAGCTCATAAGCATAATTTTCTTCTTCTGTCATTATATATCTCCTCTATTTATTCTCTGTACTTTTTTATTTTGCATAGATTCTTGAGCTTTATTAGCATCATCATCTGTTTGCTCATTGGTAGCTAATAACAACATATTTTGATATAGATAGCGTTTTGCATAGGTCATAGCACTTCCAATTTGCTGTGGCTTTCTATCAGAATATAAAGTTAATTCAGATTCAAAATATTGCATTGTTGGTGCGTGTGTTACTCTCATTCTATAAAAACATTGATATTGTTCTAGCGAATCTTTATCAACATTATTATAAGTTTGAGTAAAGCTAGTCAATAAATTATGCTTTAATAATATTGGTTCACATATCTCAATAATATCATCAAGTGTTGCATAAGTATTTCCAAAATGTTGATTCTTGCCTTTTTTGGATATGCCTACTTGTTGAATTTCAAGTCTAGCATCTCTAAAGGCTTCTAAATGTTGATTTGGTAATTTTATATCTGTCATTGTAGTTTCCTTGTAGTTAAAAATTGTATATGTTCTCTTTCATTTTCTGGTAATTCTTTAAACTTTTCACTTCTCATAAATTCGATAACCACATAAGTTACAAAATTAGATATTCCATAATCTTTTTGTTCATCAAATCTTTTCAAAGTAGATTTAATATTTGTATCATCTAAAGATGACCAGATATGTTCTTTAAGTTCTTTGCATACCAGCATAATGGGTTGATAGTATTCTAAGTCTTTTTTAAAATCTTCCATATTCATTAGTAATACCCTCTGCCAAGTTCTTCTAGCATTAAATAAATAACATAGACATATAAGACAAGTGTAACAATCCCTAATATAGTATTTTTTAAATATGGAACTTTATAATAAGGCTCTACCCTTATTTCTTGGCCAAGTTTGTTATATCTTTTGCTCATAATTTTCTCCTATTTAAGTTTTTACATTTTTAATTATAATTAATTTATAATAATAATCAATATATATATTTATTTTTTTTAAATATGTGTTAATATTAGCATACCAAAATAATATAAAAAGGAGAAATATATGAAATTCAACGATTTTTTAAAGGAAGAAAAATTAAGTATTGCTAGATTTTCAAAAGAATTAGGCCTATGCCCAGCAACAGTAACTAAATGGAAATATGAAGATGTTATTCCAAGAAAAAAGGATATGCTTAAAATATATGAATTTACTCAAGGCAAAGTACAGCCAAATGATTTTTATGGAGTAAATTAATGAGCTTTCAAGCTATGGCTTGGGGTGTTAAGCAAGAAACAAATAATCCAATAAGTAAGTTATTATTATTGATGATATGTAACTATGCTGACGAAAAAGGTAGAGCATATCCAAGTCAAGAGCATTTAGCTAAATTATGTCAATGTTCTCGAATGTCTATTGTTAGGCATATTAAAGAATTAGAAAAAGATAAATTTATAACTATTAGCAAAGAAAGAAATGGTGCTTTTGGATATAATTTATATACTTTAAATATGAACTATGTAACAGAAAGTTACAAAGCCAATGTAACAGAGAGTTACATAGCAAGTAACAGAGAGTTACACAATACTCAAGATATACACAAGAATATATATAGCTCAAAATTTGAAGATTTTTGGGATAAAGTTCCAAGAAAGATTGGAAAGAAAAAAGCTAAGAGTATTTATGAAAGGCTAGTAAAATCTAATGAAGTATCAGAAGATGTTTTAATAGATGCTATGGATAATTATTCTAAGTCAGTTAAAAATACAGAGATAAAATTTATAGCACACCCTACTAGCTGGTTAAATGCTGGAAGATGGACAGATGAAATAGAAATTAATGATAATAAAGAAAAATTTAAAGAGAATTGGTTAATGTAATAACAGGAGAAAACTATGAGCAAGTTAGAAGGTATTTATACCGCTAGAGATTTATACGAAGATGTAAATGATTTATATGAGGGTAAAACTCATAAACAATATGATGTTGGTTATTCTTGTTTAGATGATATATTTCATTTGGTTAAGCCAATGTTTGTAGTAATTACTGGCGTCCCGAACAGTGGCAAGAGCAGTTTCACTAGTGATATGGCAATGCAACTAGCTAAAATTCATAATTTTAAATTTATGATTTATTCACCCGAGCATAGTTTATCTATGAATCTGAAAAGACTTATAGAAAAATATTGTGAGAAACCATTTGATGCTTTTTTTCCTAATAGATTATCTTATGATGAAATGATAGGTGCTTTAAAATTTATTCAAGAGCATTTTTATTTTATTGATATGAAAGAGCAAACACCAGATATAAAATGGATATTAGATAAAGCTAGAGTTTGTAAAAAAGAATTTGATATTGATTCAATCATACTAGACCCATATAACGAGATAAATCCAGAACGAGGTAATATATCAGAAACAGAGCATATATCTATTGTTATATCTGATATAAAAAGATTTAATAGGGAAACTAATACAATTACTTTTTTAGTTGCGCACCCAAATAAACAAATTAGAGATAAAGAAACAGGATTATATAAGGTTAATAATTTGTATGATATTAGTGGCAGTTCAAATTTTAATAATAAGGCTGATGTTGGAATTATTGTTAATAGAAACCCACAAGAAAATAATACTGAGATTCATATTTGTAAAGTAAGGGAATTAGACCTTATGGGAAAACTTGGCAAATGTTATATGCGTTGGAATGATAGAACTAGATGCTTTCACCCATTAGATTCTATTATGGGGAGAAAACACGACTAATGAATGGAATGAGGGATACTAATGCAAAGCACATAGATTTTGGATTCTTAAAAGGCTGTATTAAAGATAATCCTAAAGCTATGCCTAGTGATTTAGATATGATACTTGAGAGGAGAGGTAGATTCCTTGTAGCAGAATGGAAAAGAACAGGAGAACAATTATCTAAAGGTCAAGAAATAATGTTAAGAAAGTTATCTTTAAATACTTATTTTACAGTTATTGTTATTGAAGGATATTCTTTAAGTAATAGCACAGAAGTTAAAGATATATATTTTTATAGGAATGGAGAGTTAAAAAAGACAAAGTGCAA